TTTTCTCAGCGGTCTCTTTACCAACGATTTTTGCACGAACGGGCCCCTGCGCAGGGAAGGTCTCCGTGATTGTCTCGCTCTGAAATCGTACCACAGCTTCCGTAATCATGGGGTGGAAAACACCGCTCGCTCCGTTCCACGGCTCGGTGCGCTCCTCGATCTGCAAGCCCATTAACTTCAGGCCGTTAACGTAGGCCTTCTCCCAGTCACTACGCGAGTTGCGGTCGGCATCAATATCGCCAGATAGCTGGGAGGCCATCTCTTCCAAGGCACTATCGTCTAGCTCCTCGGCCAAGTTAGCATCGAAGTCATCTCCCGAGAACTCGTCCTTAGATATGGTCAGTTCCATATCCCCCGTACTGATTGTTACCTCTTCGGGGTCAACGATTTCAATTTCAATCGCTTCTTCTGGGGCCGTCTCTTCTAGGCCCATTGGTGTTTGGTATAACGCTTTGTCGATGTTGGTAGCCATCAAATATCCTTAGTAGTACGCAGCCCGGCGGGGCACATGGTAGAGGTCGTCTTTCTCATCTGAGTCTAATGAGATAAATCCGCCTTGTCGGTAGCGCAGCAGTGCCTGCGTGGTCGTGTCAACATAATCGTCGTGTTCGCCAACAGGGAAAGCTGCTATTTCTTCTATCACCTCACGCGCCCATCGCGTATCTGGTGCCCAGATTTTACCGCTGCTGAATAAATCAGCAACCGCATTGAGACGCACCATCTTATCGTTTCCGCGACTCGGTGTAAATTCTTGGACTGCGATCCCTATTGCGCGTAATTCTTGGATTAGGGGGGCACCCGCCGCCTTCTTCTCAACCACAAACGCATCAGGTTCCCACTCCATGTAATGTTTATAGGCCACTTGCTTTAGTTCTGGGAAGGCCATACGGTCTTTAAACGCATCCAGCAAGATAACCTGTGGAGAGTTGCCCTCTTCCTCGTTATAGAACACACCCCACGTCGTACAAGCTGAATAGTCGGACTTATTCTTTGTCTCAAACGCCGTATCCCACGACTGAATGATGTAATCGCACACAGGGGGCTCGTCTTGGTCCCAAATACGCCACATTTTGCGTGAGACCAGCGCGCTGTTCTCCGATGTGGGCTGCTGCATGTACTGAGCGTTCCAATACTGAGGGTCCAGCGAGGCTTTGGTTGCCTTTAACTGCTCCAACGGCCACTGATCCGGCCATAACGACTTCTCGTTCTCTTCATCTTCGTTAAGAATGGCTGGAAGCTCCACGATTTCCCACGGCACCGCCTCTGGGTTCTTGATCTGGTAGTCGATCAACCGTCCAGTAAGGTCCAAAAGGGACCATCGCGTCATAATAATGATGATCGCCCCGCCCGGCATCAGTCGTTGCAACGGGCCAGTCTGAAACCACGACCACGCCGTGTCGAAAGCCAGCCGAGAGTTGCTCTTTACATCTTGCTCAGAGTGTGGATCGTCAATGACAAACAGGTCGGCACCACGACCAGCAAGAGCACCACCCACACCAGCAGCATAATACTGCCCGCCAGCACTTGTAGACCATTTACCAGCAGCCTTCTGGTCGTCTGCCACCATTGTGCTCGGGAAAACCTCATGGTACTCCTCCGTATCAATCAAGTTACGTATCCGGCGTCCAAAATCTTCGGACAAACCCGCCGTGTGCGTGCCCATGATGATCTTCTTATTAGGGTATTTACCTAGAAAGTAGGCTGGGAACAAATAAGAGCTGAACTCAGACTTACCCATACGCGGTGCGATGTTAATAATCACCCGTTTTTTGCGGCCCTCAATCACGTCCGTGAAGATCTTAGCCAGTTTCTTGTGGTGTGGGCCTGTTTTAAACCCCGGATACACCGCATTGGCAAACCCCAGCATGCTGTGATTAGCTGCTGCCAAGCTAGCGCGCTTCTCCCGGACTTCTAAATCGTCCAGCAGCTCCATCTTTTCTTGGACCGACATGTGGGGCAGCGCCTTCATCAGCGCTTCTAGCTCCCGCTTAGTCAGCGTCGTCAGATTCTGTAGGTTCATCAGTTGCAGTTAGGGGTTCTTCAGGCTCGGATTCAATATCGATCACATCAACAACGTTCATAAAACGGTTGAGCTTCTCTTTAATACGCTGCTCGATCTCTTCGTCAGAGGAGTCGACCTTCTTGACTTCGATTTTTTCGGTGAATAGCCCGACCTCTGTGACCTTGCCTAGCAGGCCCAGCGCTTTCAGTCGGATGTTTGCATTGGAGCTTTGTGTCTCCTCAACAAGTTTAGCTACCGTATAGCCGCGTAATTCTTTTGCCTGTTGCACGAACTCCCAGTCGTATGCCGTGAGCATACCGGTGATGTGCCGTACCGCTTCTGGTGTCTTTAACTGCACCAGCTTCTGCTTTTGTTCTTTGTCCGGCGCTGCCGTGACTACTGAGTGAAACGCTTCTCGCGCTGTGGCGGTCTCAAGCTGCTCAATTATTTCGTCGTCAGTATCAACGCCAAGTTCCTGTAGCCAGTCCGCTGTGGCAACTTGCGCCGCCAACACTTCATCCGCACCGGCTTTATCCAGTTGTTTGAAACCTTCCGAAGAGGTGACCTCCGGACCAAATTGCACCAAATGTTCTAACATAAACGCGTAGGCCTTGTAACCTCGATAACTCTAATGTACACTAAATCTGCACGGTTGCGCAAGCGGTCATGCTTCTCCTTGGTTGTAAAAAACCTTCAGCCCACTTCGGTGGGCTTTTTTTCGCCTCGGGTTTTCCAAATTTTTATAAAATTTTTGGGGGCTGGCGTTTGCAAAGGTACCCGGGGGGTGTTCTGTGTGGGCAGAGTTGTATAAGGTTTTACAAAATACTCTGTGCGGTTAAGAAACAGTGTTATTGTATGTCGCCGTCATGTTGTCAGTATTGGGTTGGTGGGGATAGGGTGGGGTCAACGCCTTGGCTGTCTAGGGTTCTCCACAACCCGTTATGGTATAATAGAGGCACTCGTTAGGGAATAGTCCGTCTCGAGTACGGGGACACGTTGTCCCCATTCAATTGGAGAATCAATCATGACTACATCAATCAACACCACAGCCGCATTCGTTGCCTTGGACAAGTTCGCAGGGACAATGGACGGTGCAAGGGTCACACTTGTTAAGGCACTAGGCAAGGCAGGCATCACGACGCTAGAGGATGCACGTCCCGTGGCTATGCAATGGGTATCGGCTCGCACCAAGTGCCCTATGGTCAGCGGCTCAGGCAAGGCGACGGGGCGCATGGTACTCAATAAGAACCACGCCAACTATGAGGCGGCTAAGAAGTCCCTGCAACGTGTCATGGAAGCCTTCGCACCCAAGGCTAAGACTGGCAAACCTACTGCCAACAAGGCGGATGCCGTCAAGGTATTGCTGACACGTTACCAAGCGCTGTCTCGTGCTGAGAAGTCTCGCTTTCTCGCGGCAATCTAATGCGAGTTTTTCTGGGCGGGGCTGGCAACGAGCCTCCTCGCCTGTTTCGTTTTCTGTCAATCGGGGACAACAAGTCCCCATTCTTTTATCTGGAGATCATCATGCTGTATGTATGCAACGGAAACTGGCTCACCCACGAGGAGCCAATAGAGAACGTCGTAATAGGCGAGAACCACGACGAGTGTGTTGCTTATGTTATGTCAGGCTTCCACTCGGATGTATACGAACTAGACACAGACGTGTTCTGGTGTACGAAGGGCAAGCCAATCGTTGGCAACCACGGGGAATTCCAAATCACTACCGCAAAGGAGATTCAATCATGAACAAGACAATCAAAACCATCCACCTCGCCAAGCTGCGCGTCTTGCGCGAGGAACTAAACAACAAGGCACGCGAGGACTCACGCAGACGCCTCATAGCCGAGCGAGCCTACGCACAGGAGGCTAAGTGGGAAATCGAGAAAGCCAAATGCACCCCTGTGCGGTGGCGATGATGGGAACGGGGACAACTGTCCCCATTCTTGTAGTACGAAAGTCCTGTCCCACCTCGTACCCCATTTTGGCATCTATTATCCACCTCAGACAGCCCCGTGGACAGCCGCAAACCCGCGCCGAATATAGCGTACACCGTCCTGCGTCCACCAAGCCCATATATATAACTAACAATTTCATTAGATATATATATTCACTCATTGGTGGGACACCTCTTTTTTACCTACCCAATTCGTCTGGGACACCCACGTTCATTTTTTGATAGACAAGTGGACACAACCGGCTAGAATGGCGTGGTTAAGCCATTATTTGGGTGTCAACTCCTGCGTGTCAGGA